TGCTGCCTCCCTCTATGTTGACTACATCTTCCTTGATACGGATGAGCGTCGCAAGATGGCCCAGAACCCCCACGAGTACCTCATTGAGCAGCTCCAGTTCACGGGTGACGAGTCTGTCGGCTCCTCCTCCAACAAGATCAAGCTCAACTTCAACCACCCCTGCAAGGAGCTCATCTGGGTTGTTCAGCCCGACGCCAACGTCGATTACTGCTCGTCCTTAGATGCCTCCCAGGTACTCTACAAGTGCTTCGGTGCCCAGCCCTTCAACTACACGGACGCGATCGATGCCTTACCCAACGCGATCCACGCTTTCGGTGGCCCCGTCGAGACCCAGGGCACCAACGGCTTCATTGCCACCAACGGCCTCTTCCAGATGGCCGGTGCCCTTGATGGTGGCATTGAGTACGTTCCCAACCCCAACGGAACCCTTAGCAATGTTCCCATTTCCAACAATGGTCTTTCTTCCGCCCAACAGTGGGGAACTGGAACCTTCACGGGTCTTGATGGTGCACCCCCCTCTGCCTCGTACGTTTCGGATGCTGGCACCTTCGTTCTCTCCGAGACTGCCCTTGACATGCACTGTTGGGGTGAGAATCCCGTCGTCACGGCCAAGCTCCAGCTCAACGGCCAGGACCGCTTCTCTGAGCGTGAGGGATCTTACTTCGATGTTGTCCAGCCCTTCCAGCACCACACCCGCAGCCCCGATGCTGGTATCAACGTATACTCCTTCGCCCTGCGCCCTGAAGAGCACCAGCCCTCAGGTTCGTGCAACTTCTCCCGCATTGACAATGCTGTCCTCCAGCTTGTCCTTTCGGCCGGCACGGTTTCGGGTACCGCCACTGCCAAGGTCCGTGTGTACGCTGTAAATTATAATGTCCTCCGTGTAATGAGCGGAATGGCAGGCGTAGCATATAGTAATTAGGGTTAGTCACAAAATAAGCGTGACCAACAAACTAATTACATCTATATTATTTGATATTTTTATATAATTATTTACAATTAATTATATAATTTAGATTATTCTTTATTCTTTTTCCGATTATCCGCTATCTCTTTTGCTCTCATTTTTTTATATTCTTCGTCTCCGTATTTTTCTCTCATATTTTCTCTTTGCTTTTGTTTTCTTAATTTTGCTTTTTCTCTCTTTTCTTCTTCGGTTTGTTTATTTTTATTTTCTCCTATATTTTTGTTGTTTTCTCTTAATTTTGCCATTTTTTCTTTTTGTTTTTCTCTTACATATTCGATTCCATGCTCGTTTATCATTCGTTCTCGGTGGAGTCTTTGTTTCAACCTATTTTTTTCTTTTTTATCTAACTCTATTTCATCTTTTTTATTTTCGTTTTCATTTTCAACGTATTCTTCTATAAAATAATTTTCAGGAATAGGATCGTCTTCTATAAATTCATTCTCATGTTTTTTATATATTAATCCAAATTTATCAAAGATATAATCAAGTTCATAATCTTTTTTCATATAGTTACATTCACAACAACATGATTTTACATTGTCCACTAAATAACCCATTTTATTATTTATCCTATCAATTCCGTTTGTGTGATTATCTTCGTTCTTTTTACCACACAAATAACAATCATTTTTAATAATACGCTCATAATCATAAGGAGTTAGTAAGAAATCCAATTGTTTTTTCAAAGCTCTATTTCGATATTGACAATACAAAACACTTTTATGATTTGAAAAACAATCCGGGTATAAATTTCCTTTAATTTTTCCTTGAAACGTTAATATATGTTCAACACGTTTTATAAAAACTTCATCGCTCGTTGAACCTTTCATATAATTACATATTTTACAACAACTAACACAATTTTCTAATACATAACCTTTCGTTTGATCTTTCCTATCGATCCCATTAAATCCTCGATCTTGAATGATGCCACAATAATGACAATCTTTTGCGACAAGTTCTACATATTCTTCATAATTAATTGTAAAATCGAGATTTTTATATTCAGCGTTTCGCTTGTAATTTGAATAATTTATTTCTGTACTGTTTTTCTTATTTTCATTCGTCTCTAACATTTTCTCTGAATTATTTTCTCTCCATTTTTTTGCGTTTTCGGCGTTACGTTTCAAAAAAGCTTCCTGATCTTCATCCATTTTCCGTTGCCTGTAATTCAAAGTTTTCAAAGCCACTTTTTCATAGTTATTTTCCTCCCACTTTTTCTTAACCGCTTTTCTTTCAGGTTTCGCTTCATTCTTTCGTGCAACCGCGTTTCTATGTTCTTTGTCTCTTTTTAAATCATTCTTTTTTCCTTCAGCTCGACAATCGAAACACGTTTTGGTTTCAGCCACTTTTTCCCCAATAAATTTATCAAGTGGAAAACTTTTACGACAAAATGAACACTGTTTTGTTAGAATAACGACCTCATTCTGAATGGTTTCTGTTACTACTTCATTCACTTTGGATCTCCGTTTACGATCTTTCTCCCTTTCTTTTTCTAAACATTCCTCACATTTATTAAATTTATATTCTTGATCTAACTGTTCACGACACCCGCGAATATAATTATAACATAATTTTTTATTAAGCTCCCGGGTTTCATCTTCAAATAAACATATCTGGTGTTTTCCGCAGTAACGATTTTCATCTGATCTTTTAAATTTACATCCTCCTTTACCACAGAAAATAATCACTTCTGTCTCTTTTTTCGCGACTTTATTTTTCGCACCTCGTTCTCTACATTTATCGCATGTTTTCCGATCGTCTTCAAAATAATACATCTTTTTACAGCCATTACACCGTTCTAGATTGACCAACATTTCCGGAGTATAATCCACCATATATTGATGAAACTTACAAAATGTGGTCCCATCAATTGACCGAAAAACGCAGTCTTTTCCAGCATAATCTTTCGACAAACATTTTTGGATTTCCATTATGAAATATCTAAAGATATTGTTTCTAAGCATTTCACCGCGTTATATCATTTATCAGACCCTCGAAAAACATAGTACCGAATCGTTTTTTTACGATCTTCTTTCGTTGTATAATCGTTACCAATAAATGTATAACCCTGTTTTCGTAATATACTTCGCAAAAGACTCAAATATGGACGTTTGCATTCGGTTTTCGGTTTATAGACCGCCATATTCGAACATGCAAAATAGGTTTGTATTTCTGTTTTAAGTCCTATTATTTTATCCTGTTTTTCCAAATCGGAATCTAAGTCACATAACAAAAAAGATCCGGTCGAATCTAGGCCCAAGATTTCGATCAATTGTTTAGAAATATCTTCACGTTCCTTTGCGTATTTTTCAGATAGCTTCGGTCTCATAATTTACTTATATGTTGAAGTTATTTTTATATTTTTATTCAGCTGTTGTTTGAATTTATTTAGGAAATCTTCCATTGAATTAGGGGGAACCCCAGGTCTTCAGAATCAGCGAAGCTGATTCCAGCCCCTATGATGACTAATTCCCGTCCTTCGATTATTTTAATTCCTTATCATTTTGCCTCAAGTGGTTCTTTAATGAAAAATACATGTATTTTTACTGAGTTCTCGGTGGATAGTGCTGTATTGAATAACACCATTGAATAATTAAAATATAAACTTATTATATATTTCGAATGTCAGAACCCGTAGCCGAAGTGGTAAACGAAACGGATCCCGTTGAACCAGAGGGACTTAGTAAAAAACAAAAAATAGCTATTGCCACTGGAACTACAGCTGCGTTGGGTGCAACTGCCGCAGGATTAACAGCATCGGGTGTCGGTGCAATTGCGGTAGCGGCTACTGCGGCAAGTGCAGCGGCAACAGGAAGTGCTATCGCCGCCACAGGATCAACTGTAGGAGCCGCATTACTTGCACCGATTGCCGGGTTATCTATTGGTGTGCCGGTTGTTGCACCTGTTGTAGTGGGAATAGCTCTTATTGTATACATTCTTGTCAAAAAACATCAAAAAAATAAGGAATTATACGAAGTAATGAGTCAAGCTGTTGAATTAATTATGCGTATCGAAAAATGTGAAATCTTAATGCGTGAAATTCTGATGTCCACTGGATACATATCAAATAACGTAACATTGAATCGTTTATTGGAAGAATTAATGACAGAAATATTAAGAATATGTCCAACATCAGTAATCCAAGAATTTGAGAAAGTAATAAATGCTGGAGGTAGTGCCGATAAAAGGATTGTATCTGAACTTGGAAAAAGAGGAAAGGAATGGACACTTGGATTAAAACGTCTTCGACGTTTTACCGCGAATAACATTTTCACAAAATATAGATACAGTTTAATTATTAATAAACTCACTATGATAAACGCGTTCTTTACTACATTATTTGCGGAATTTACATTAACAAAAATGGTATTGGACGGAACGTCAGCGGGTGTGAAAATCAATAGAAGTAGCGAGGCGGTACAAGGTTTAATCGACTCTTTGAAACATGGAAATCTTTTACTCAAGGGAAAAGACCGAACCTTTTTTGGTAAATCAAAAAATATTACCACATACGGTCAACAAGAAAATTTATTGGATGGATTGAGTGGTTACCTTAAACAAGAAGAGGGATCAAAAGAAGCATATGATCAAATTAAAGGGCTCATTCTTAAAAATTCAAATGATATTTCTGCACCGCCACTACCCCCCAAAAAGGGAGGAACAAAAAAGAAAAGGGTCAAACTTAATAAGAAAAAATAAAATAATATAAACCTTTGATAATTGTAAATGTATAATTATCAATGTCGGCGTCTTATAATTCGACACAGTTAAATACCCAAAATGATTTACTCCTGAAAAATCTGATGGAGTTTTACAAAGAACGTACAAATCTGGATAAAATGATGAAGATTATCAATGGCGAATCTAAGATTTCATTACGTATTGTTGATTGGTTTGTCACGAATTATGCCAAAAAATATTATACAGTTTATGAATTGGCTAATTCACATAGTTCCGGATCTACACGATTCAAGGTTTACAATGATTATAAGTTGAAGTTGAAAGCTTACGCGAAACGCAGATTCGATCCGTTCTGTAGGTGGGACCGCATCAGCATACCATATGATGCTGATAATTTTATGGAAACCACGATCGGACAACTGAACTTCTTTAAATGGGCGATAGAAAACAACATAATTAATTATTTGGAAACGAATTATGATGTGATTGAGACGGATATGAATTCGCGAAATAGTACTTCCAAGAAGAAACATTCAATCGATAATATTACTACCATGGAAACCCAAGGAGATGGATCAAAGACGAGGAAGAAGAGAGAAGAACTTTCGATTTCTGCATGTAAATGTATTAAGAAGGAGGATGTAAAGATTGTAGTGAAGTTCAATTAGGGCGGGGGAACCGTAGGTTCCCCCCGCACCCCCCTCCTCCTTTTAATTGCATTTGGTTATATAATAACTTTTTTGCTCCTGATCGATCAGGAGCAAAAATTGTTATGCTTATCGGTTGATATAATTACCGATAATTGAACACATATTATAAAATGTCGCTTTCCTCGGTGGGAAAGCGATTCGATTCGACAAAAGGTGGTAAAGACAGAGAGATTTTCATGTTAAATGTAAAAAACATTCAAGTCTTTTTTGAGAAAGACGTGACGTGTTTTGTGTAATAATTATAGGAACAAGCTCGGCCTATAGCCTTCAGTTTAAAATAAATATAGGAAGGGATATATTTAATTCCTTTATAAAGGAAGGGGTCGTAGGGGAAACCTTGGTTTCCCCTACTTCATGGGGTATTGCCTCTGATCACAAGCTACTTGCAAAGGAACCGGCAACACTACAGGGAGTCTATCAATAATGTTCAAACTTTTTAATCCTTTCAAATGAGGAACAAGGGGCGGTAATGGTTTTACTAAATTCGTAGATCCGATTCCAAGAAGACTCGATTCAATGTCGGTATAGTTATAAGCCAATGGTGTTGACCCCATGCGTCCCTGAACTAAACCGTCTCCCGAAAACATAGATATCTCGGGAACCGCATAATCTTTATATGTTTGATATGCAGCTTGTTTATCAAATGACCATTGTTCCATGCAATAATCACCGGGGGTATTAATACTTCGTGTTGATGCCATTTTATAATATATAATAATAGAGAATATATTATACAACCTAACGCTTGTATGTTAATTTTTCTTTAAGTTCAATATATTGAATCGACTTATCATCAAATTTTTCCGGGTCTTCATAATAGCAACACAAACATTCATGAAATCCCGCAAAATAGTCATACGAAAATAGTACAGACAACCCGATCGAGCGATCCATCGAGATCATCTTTTCCGCCGCACTATCATATAATTCTTGGAACAGAGGGTTATTACAAGTACTATCATAAACATAATCCAAACATCTGGATGTATTTTCCATATCAAAATCTTGTTCATCACGTGATATTTCGTCGATATCGTCACTCAAATCGTCCGGACTTTTCATTCCAAACACCTTACGGAGACTTGATCTATACTCAAAATCGTTGGAATATTTTATTTCCTTTTGGGAAATATCGTAAAATATAGGTTTTTTCATTACTCTATATTTTATATTGTGTTTTGTTTATTACAGTTTATTTGAAAACAATTAATACGCGGGTCTATGATTCTG